CAAGTGGAATGGTTACAGACTTAACTACTTCATAAGCAATATAATTGTGTTGGGGGTGTAATCTTAAAAAAAACTACACCTCCTCACTTAATCAAGTTGAAGTCTTAATAAGATTATAGACGGAACGACAAAACAAAGGAAAAAAAATGAGAACATTAAACGATTACTTTTTAACAGCCGAAATTGAAGATGTTAGTACAGCTTCATCTACATTTGTAGCAATACCTGATGGTGGAAAAGTTATAAAAATTATAACTGCTCTACAAGGTGCAATAACAAGTGTAAATGCTGGACTTACTTTTGAAATTGGTGGAATTGCTATGACAGGTTCAGGAATTACGATTGCTCACTCAGGTTCAGCAGCTGGTACTGTAGATTCATCTGTTCCAAGTGCTTTAAACGTAGTTTCAGAAGATGGTACTATTGAAATGATAACTAATGGTGCTTCTACTGGAACTAAGAAGGTTCTTGTAACATTTGTTATAAGAAGATAATAATTAATTGGGGGTTCATGCCTAGCGGAAGTTCCCCCATAAAATAAACAAGGAGAAAAAAATGAGTTTTAATTACGGATTAAGACCTACGACACAACAAGGAAAAACAAGTGGAGGAACAAGCGCACAATCTGCTGCTTTTGGCTCACAAACTCAATATGTAAGAATAGCATCTACTGCTGATGTTTATATATTATTTGGAATAAACCCAACTGCTGTAGCTACTGCTGGTTCTTCAACAATCTTTATACCTGCTGATCAACCTGAAATTTTTAAAGTTACTCCAGGTGAAAAAGTTGCTTATATTGGAACTGCTGAAATTTCTATTACTGAACTAAGTGGCTAATGGCTAAAAAAAAAGGTTTATATGGTGTAAGTGTTTATGTTAAAAACAAACCAAGAAAAAGACCTAGTCGTCATGCTAAAAGTTTTAATAAAAGAACAACAAGTAGGAAAAAAAGTAGAGGTCAAGGATGAAAGATATTGTTAAAGACGGATTACAAACAACTACTTATAATTTAGACGAAAAAGAAGAAAAAGTAATTGTTAAAGAAGAAACAAATATTGATTCACATTTAAAACATAATAAGGAATTATTAAATTTTAATGATGGGTACTCTAAAACAAGAGATTTAAAAAGAGTTGCTTCAATTCCTTTGGGAGCTTTACAAGTTTGGGCTTCAGAATTTGATCCTTCTACAAAAGGTAATTGGTGGAAGTTACCAAAAGAAACACAAAGTAAAATACTTAAACTTAAACTAAATAGTAGTGAGTTTAAATATTTTAGAACATCACAAGGAAAAATTTAATGGCTTTAGCAAATTATTCAGAATTACAATCATCTTTAGCTAATTGGTTAAACCGATCAGATTTAACAACTGAGATAGCTAATGATTTTATAGTTCTTGCTGAAAAAGATTTTAATTCTAAGTTAAGAATTAGAAAACAAATAGCACAATCTACTTTAACTCTTACATCAGGCACAGAGACTACTGATTTACCATCTGATTTCTTACAAGTTAGAGATTTTTATATTCTTTCAGGTAGTCAAAAATATGCTATGACTTATATGACTCCACCACAAATGGATCAAATAAGAGGAACTAATACAAGTGGTATGCCAAAAGTTTATACTATACTTGGAGATACATTTAGATTTTCACCTAGTCCTGATTCCAATTATTCTGCCGTACTTAATTATTACCAACAATTTTCCGCTTTATCAGATTCTAACACAACTAATTATATTTTAACAAATCATCCATCTATTTATTTATATGGTTCATTGTATCATGCTTCTAATTTCTTAGGTGGAATAGACCCTCAAAGAGTACAACAATGGCAACAATTATATACTACTGCTTTAGAAAGATTAGAAAGAAATGACAGAGAAGATCAGTTTAGTGGTTCTCCTTTACAAATAAGGGGAGACGTTACAGTTCAAGCTGCTTTTTCTGAAAACTATCTTCCAACAAATAATAATAACGGATAATTATTAATGATAAATAAAAAACAAAAACAAATGTTAAAAAAACATTCTTCTCATCATACAAAAAAACACATGAACCAAATGGTTAAAGATATGATGTCAGGAGTTAGTTTTACTAAAGCACATAAAAAAGCATTAAAAAAAGTAGGAGTATAGATGCAAGTACCTTTTGGAGAATGGCTTCCTGATTTTCCTCCTCATTTAAATCCAGGATCTAATACTGCCACAAACGTTTATTACGCTGCAAATTCTTATAAACCTTTTCCATCATTAGTAACCTATTCATCAAATAATTTAGGTGCTGATTCTAAAGGAGCTGGTTCTTTTAGATCAACAGCAAATGTAAGTTTTAACTTTGCTGCAACACAAACAGATATTTTTCAATTAACTGCTGGTGAGTTTACTTCAAGAAAAGCAAGTTTAACTGGTACTGCTACAGATTTTTTTACCTTTACTCAATTTGGAGATTATTTAATTGTAAGTAATGGTGTTGATACACCTCAATATTATTTAATGGGTACGTCAACTAATTTTGCTAACTTGTCTGCTATTAAAACTTCAGGTACTGTGCCAACATTTAGAACCTCAGGAGTTATTAGAGATTTTTTAGTAACTGGTAATCAACCATCAAATAGAAATAGAGTTCAATGGTGTGGAATTAACGATATAACAGCTTGGGAATTTGGAAGTAAACAAGCAGACTATCAAGACTTACCAGGTTCAGGTGGACAAATTGTAGCTATAACTTCAGGTGAGTATGGTTATGTATTTAGACAAAACGAAATAGTTAGAATGGATTATGTAGGTGGTTCAACAGTATTTAGATTTTCTGTAATTTCACCTAATAGAGGTGCAGTTTATGGAAAAACAGTTTGCCAAGATAACAGGAGAGCTTTCTTTTATGCTGATGATGGTTTCTTTGAAATTAATGGAGATCAAGTAAAAGCTATTGGTGCAGAAAAAGTAAATAGATTTTTTGATATAGATTTAAATAAAGCATTTACAGATAGAATTGTAGCTGCTGTTGACCCATTTAATCAATTAGCAATATGGTTATATCCTGGTGCTTCTAATACAGGTAACACCACAGGTATTTGTGATAAAGTTATTATTTACAATTATGTAACTGAAAAATGGTCATTAGCTTATGTTAATGCTTCTACTATTTTTACTCAATTCGTTGGTGCTTATACTGTGGAACAAATGGATTTAATTTCAGAAAACTTAGAAAACATTAATATTTCTTTAGATACTCCTTTTTGGAGTGGTGGACAATTATATTTAGGTGCTATAAATTCAGATTATAAAGCAGCTATATTTTCAGGTGATCCTGGAGAAGTAGAATTACAAACTACAGAATTAGAGTTGTTTCCAGGTTTAAGAAGTGATATTACAGAAGTGAGACCGATTGTTGACGCACAAGCTTCTGTTGCAATTACAACAAGAGAAAGATTAGCAGATAATCCTGTAACATCTTCTTACAGTTCTATGGTTACAAGTGGTAATGTTCCAGTAAGAAGTTCAGGAAGATATATTAGAGCTAATGTTAAAATTGATGCTGGTACAGTTTGGGATCATGCACAAGGTGTAGATTTTACTGCATCAAGAGCAGGTGGAAGATGACCGATAAAACTGATACAGATAACGTAAGATATAGTTTAGATACGCAAGAATTTTTTCAAAGACAAGTAGAAGAAGCTGTTAATGTATTAGTTAATGAAAAAAATGTAGAAAACAACAAAGCATTTGCTTGGTTTATAGGAGATTAAATGGCAACAAATATAAAAGATTATTCAACAACACAATCTAGCAACACTTCATTAAATACTATTTCTGTTGCTGAAGGTATGCTTCCTTCAAATTTAAATAATGCCATTAGAGCATTAATGAAAAATACTAGAGACTGGTTTAATGATGCACAATGGATTGAGTATGGAGATGGTAGTGGTGCTTATACTTCTGCTTATGTATCAGGAACAGCTTTTACAATTAATGGTGCAAACGTAACTTCAGTTTATCATGCAGGTCGTAGAATTAAAGTTATAGCTTCTACTCCTGGAACAATTTATGGAACAATAAGTTCTTCTTCTTTTTCTACAAACACAACAGTTAACATAACTTGGGATAGCGGTTCATTATCTAATGAAGCTATTACAAATATTTTTATAGGTATTTTATCTAAAACAAATAACTCTTTACCAACTGAATTAATTTCAAATGCACAAGTTGCAACTGACGCAAATATTGACGCTACTAAATTAGGAACAGGTGTAATTACTAATACAGAATTTAATTATTTAAATGGAGTCTCATCTGCAATACAAACACAATTTGATGCTAAACAAGCTACTATAACTGGTGGTGCAACTACAATCGCTACTGACAACTTAACTGTAAATAGAGCTTTAGCATCTGATGGCTCAGGTAAAGTAGCTGTTTCAGATGTTACTGCAACTGAACTTGGTTATTTAGACACAGTATCTTCAAACATTCAAACTCAATTAAATGCTAAACAACCTTTAGATGCTGACTTAACTGCTATTGCTGCTTTATCTCCTACAGATAATAATGTTATAGTTGGTAATGGATCAGCTTGGGTAGCAGAATCAGGTTCTACTGCAAGAACATCTTTAGGATTAGGAACTATTTCAACTCAAGCATCTTCTAACGTTAGTATATCAGGTGGTACAGTTACAGGATTAGGTGAACCATCCGCAAACTCAGACGCATCAACTAAAAGTTATGTTGACCAAGCTGTTGCTGGACTTAGAACAAGAATTATTGCAGAAGCTGCAACTACAGGAAATATTAATTTATCAAATGCTCTAGAAGCTGGTGATGCTATTGATGGCGTTACACTTGTTGAAGGTGATAGAGTTTTAGTTAAAGATCAAACAGATACCACAGCTAATGGATTATATCTTGCGGTAGCAGGCGGTGCTGGTGCTGCATCAAGAGATCCTCAATACGATACTATTGCAGAACTATCAGGACAAATGATTGTTGTTAATCAAGGATCAGTAAATGATAATAAAATATTTTTATGTACAACAGATAGTGATGGATCATTAGGATCAACTGCAATTACTTATACTGTAATAACTCCATCCAATTCAGGAACAGTAACTTCTATAACTGCTGGTACAAATTTATCAGGAGGTACAATTACTTCTTCAGGAACAATTAATTTAGCAGATGCTTCTACATCTGTAAAAGGTGCTGCATCATTTAGTTCAGCTAACTTTGCTGCTAGTTCAGGTGTAATAACAATTAAAGATTTAGGAGTTGCGGCAGCAGAAATTCAAGCTGACGCAGTAATTACTGATAAAATTTTAAACTCAAATGTTACAACTGCAAAAATAGCAGATTTAAATGTTACTGAAGGAAAAATTGCTGATAATGCAATAACTTTAGCTAAGATGGCTAGTGGAACAGATGGAAATATTATTAGTTATGATACAAGTGGTAATCCAGTTGCAGTAGCAACAGGAAGTTCAGGACAAGTTTTAACTTCAGCTGGAGCTGGAGCAGTTCCTACATTTTCTGACGCAGCAGGTGGTGGTACTGATTGGCAAACAGTTAAGACTTCAGGTTTTACAGCAGTAGCTGGAGAGGGTTATTTTTGTAATACAACATCAGCGGCTTTCACAGCAACATTACCAGCAGGTACTTTAGGTGATGAAGTTTCATTAGTAGATTACGCAGGCACATTTGATACAAACAATTTAACAGTAGCACCAAATGGCTCAGAAAAAATACAAGGAGTAGCCGCAAGTTTAACTGTTTCAATAGAAAGAGCTGGCTTAACTCTAGTTTATACTGATGCTACACAAGGTTGGCTACTAAAGGATAAATAATCCTATGG